CTGATTACGTGCAGCTTTCCCTTCAGGCGGGATTCATACAGCGGCCAGCCATCCGTCATCCATACCACGACCTCAAAGGCCGACAGCAGGCTCAGAAGACGCTCCAGTGTGGCCAGAGTGCGTTCACCGAAGACGTGCGCCACAACCGTCCTCCGTATCCTGTCATACGCGTAAAACAGCCAGCGCTGACGTGATTTAGCACCGACGTAGCCCCACTGTTCGTCCATTTCAGCGCAGACAATCACATCACTGCCCGGTTGTATGCGCGAGGTTACCGACTGCGGCCTGAGTTTTTTAAGTGACGTAAAACCGTGTTGAGGCCAACGCCCATAATGCGTGCACTGGCGCGACATCCGACGCCATTCATGGCCATATCAATGATTTTCTGGTGCGTACCGGGTTGAGAAGCGGTGTAAGTGAACTGCAGTTGCCATGTTTTACGGCAGTGAGAGCAGAGATAGCGCTGATGTCCGGCAGTGCTTTTGCCGTTACGCACCACCCCGTCAGTAGCTGAACAGGAGGGACAGCTGATAGAAACAGAAGTCACTGTCGTTCTCAAAATCGGTGGAGCTGCATGACAAGGTCATCGGGCATTATCTGAACATAAAACACTATCAGTAAGTTGGAGTCATTACCACAATCCTCCATCTGGAACGTGCCACGGCTAATCAAAATTTTGCACGTCCGTCTCCAGGCATCGATGGCCATCTCACCCAGCAGTTCATCTGGCGGAGTTACCGCTCTGGTAACAGGACTAACCTGGGTTCCTGTGTTGTTCGATTTTCTTCCAGCACCAGGTGATCGCATCCCTGTAGTCATTAAAAAGCACCCCAAAACGTCCCAAAAAAAATTCTTATTTCTCACGCGCAAAAATCTACCTGAAGCGGCAGTCCCGAAGCGCGAAAGGGGTTAGGGATTTGAACCCCCTTCCCCCTGGCGGCAGTTGCCTCAGTCGAGGTGGAAGTCGCCATTCGGGCCGCGGCCTGACCGCTTTAATACTTCATCGTTTTTATTCCTCTAACTCAGGAGCGGTTCCGCCATCAGCCTGCAGCACACTTTCAGGGATACGGCTTTCCAACGGCTGCATCTCAAAGATTTTGAGTCCATCGAAACCAAGGAAGGTTGTGTTGGTATTGATATTGCCGGTGATGAAGTCGCTAACATCCATCAATAAAGCGTTAACGATGCTTTCTGTGTCCTGCCGCCAGTAGTTCTCGATGGCCGTCAGTAACGGATCAGAACCATTGCTAACTGACTGCTCGCCAACCTGGTAGGTTTTCTTGTTGTCTTTCCCGGTGACACATACCAGCTTGCTGGTCTGCATGGATACCTGATCCGAGTTGTTCACCTTAACGGTGATCGTAGCGACCTTATTGCCTTCATCGTTCGTGCTGGAGGCATAGAACATGGCTAGGGTTAGCTCATTACGGTTATACATTATTGGCTCCGTTGACGGTTACGGCGGCGGCGGCCACGCGGTTGCGGTTGTTGGGCTGGTGGAAGGAGCTCTCCTTCCTTCGGCGGTTCTGCACTAACTGGAACCGTTGGTTCGGCTTGCACCTGCTGGGGCGGTGGCGCAGGCATCTCTTCTACCGGACCTCCGCCCATTTCAACCTTCAGCAAGGGCTTTTCCTCGAGCGTATGGCTGAAGTAAAGCGCTGTTACTCCGGCACCGAGGAATGACGTTCCGTTTTTCTCCAGGGCAACCAACTGCCCATCAACGTATTCAATTTTAAGATTCGTGGCGGTCATCGCGTTCTCTCTGTTGCTGTTTTCTTTCTGTGACATGGCCAGCACAACGACTCCAGGTTGGAGTCGTCATCAGTACCGCCGTGGGCTTTAGGGATGATGTGGTCGACGCTGGTAGCTTTTGTGGCTATGCCGTGGCGTCGGCAGTTCTGACAAAGATATTTGTCGTGCTGGAGAACTCTGGCGCGGCGAATTTCCCACGGTCGGCCATAACCCCTTTCATGCCGACTTTTCCCAGCCTGATAATTGCGCCAACCATCGCCAGCATGTTGCAGTCGGTGGGCGTCACAATATCCGCTGGCATCATTGGTTATTGCCGCGCACCCCCGGTGGCGGCATGGGCGTTTAGAGCGGGCTGGCATTAGCGGTTATTCTTAATCGCAGACCAGGCTTTACTACCCGGTCTAAACGCAATATTTAAAGCGGTATCAATCCGCTTAGATATGTCGTTACCGACATCATCTATCGTCTTCAGGGCTGCGCTAGCATCCATATCAACTTTTATCGTAATGGTTGAAGTCTGTTTTTCCTTACAATCGGCGCCTGGCTTGATGCTCAATGCGGGGATTGTTGTACCGAATATTGAGCCAGAAACTAAATGGCCAGCAATGACGCCATTAACGTATTCAATCTTGATATTTTGCATCATGGACCTTTATGAATAAAAAAGCCTCGCATCTGCGAGGCTACTGGTTAAACATCATGGTGTTGCTGGGCGGCATTGAGAAAACTCTATTCAAAGGCTATTTGGCAAAAGAAACATCCGGATTTAGAACTTGATGTATCCAGTGCATTGAAATATCCGAAAAATGTGATAACGTCAGTTTGGACCAAAACGATAACTGTTTTTATTCATATTACATCTCGCCCTGTTCCCCCATAAAACAGGGCGTTTTTTTATTCGCCCACCAGAAAAATCAACACAAAACGTATGGGCTAGATACATTAATACCCATAAAAAAGGCCGCATCAGCGACCGTAGGAAATAAGGAAAATATATTTCCACAATCAGGCATACATCCAACCTAACACACTAATAATTATTGCTAGTACGATTAAAGTTATGGCCGTCTTGCGCATGAATACACCATAAAACGCCAATGCCATTCCAATACAAACGACTATCAATACAGGCCACATGTTAAGCAAAAGTAATAAGTAAGCTTCCAAATCGCTGTGAATCGTCACAATTACTCCGAATTCATTAAGTCAGCCATTCCATAGTTCAAAACTTCGTCACACGATATCATGTGATTGCCCCTTACAAGACCAGATCCTATCACAAAATTTTAACAAGAGAGTGCTGTTTGTGAGCAGTATCGGGAGATTTACCCACTACCCTTAGATGAGATAGACATTCTCATCGATTTGTTATTTGCCAGGATATCGCACCTGAACTGCTCTGAAAATATTTTCGAGTTATTTACCGCTTACGCTTGTTGTTTCTGAGCTGGCTTCTAGGCTAAAAGAGCCATTACATAAAAGACCTTGCGTTTACTTACCCGTGGACCTCAAGGATGAGGCCATTTATTTCACTCGCTGAGAGGAGTTAATGCTCTGGCAGTTAGCTAGCACCAATTTATTGTGCGCCAGAATGTCGCGCTTGGTCTGCTTATCCAGCACGTCGATATCGTGGTCGGTCAGGTAGATAATTCGTACCCAGCTGCAGGCCGTATCAACCACCACCGGGGCGGGTAAAGTTTTCGCGCAGCTCCCGATCAACATCGTCATCAGGCATATGGCTAACAGTCTGCTGAACATTGCTGGCCTCTCTGGTGGCTTCCTCTTTCCGTTCAGCCGCGGCGACGCTAGCAGCGGCTTTCTCTTCAGTACGCTTTTGTGCTGCTTTGGCTTCTGCCTTACTGGTCCCGCGGCCGAACGCACCAGCGATAGCACCCAGGATGAGGACCACCAGCCCAGCAATAATTTCAAAGCTCATTGTTGCGGCTCCTTCTGTTCGTCGGCCTTATCTTTCAATGCTGGCTGGCGTACGTATTGTGAGAGCACCGCCAGCACTACCAGGGCGGGACTAATCATCGCAACGATGTTTGGCGGCAAGATGTTTTTGATGTCCGGTGGCAGCATCGCCCAGGCATGAAGTGCTGCATGCGGGAATGACTGCGCCCATACACCAACCAGTGCACCAGCTGTCCCCAGACGAACAGACCAAGTTCTAAGTAACAGGCGAGCATGTCCCACAAACTCAAGACGGGTATACTTTCTTAACAGCAACAACGTTAAAACAGCCACCAGTGCAAGCAGGAAGAAAATAATAAGCTTCATAGGTTTACTCTCTCCTTCACCCACCCGAAGAGAAATTCTTCATTGGCTTCCCGCGCTTCCGCCAGTTCGAGATACCGTGCGCCCTGACTGCAGTTCAACCCTTTCAGTATCACCGTGCCCCCGGCACTACCCCGTAAGGCGAGGTAACTGCGCAGCGCGGCGATCGTGATGTTCCCGATGACGCCATCTGGTTTCAGGTCGGGATACAGTTTGCCGCGTTGGTTCAGTGCCGTCAGCCAACGCTGCAGGAAAGTTGTGGAAACACGCGGCCCCATGTTGACGCCGGTATCGCATAACTCTTCTGCGATTGATGGTGACAGTTCGGCGATCTTGTCAAATTTGGGCTCCAACCAATACTGCTGCATATAGATTTCTTTCGCAGTATCCCTAGGGAGCTCTTTCATATCGCCTTTGTAACCGTATGCACGGGCTGTGTTCTGGGTGATACCCCAACGAGTAGGACCACCTTTATCATTCGGGTTATTAACGTAACCCCCTTCTTTGCCGAGGATGGCTTCAATGATCTGGTCTGCTGTCATTGTGCTTTCACTCCGGTAATGCGTTCCCAAAAGTACGTAAGCGCCACAGAGCCCATCGCACCGCTAATGCCTGAAGTTACCAAGATCATGTAAAGGCTAAGTCCGCTTTCCACGCTAACCAACCCGCCGATAAGCCCTGTAAACCCGGATACCGCAATTTGAGCGAGAGCGTTAATCCAGCTCCAGGTGGCTTTGTTTTGCTTAACGTCAATCAGGTATCGGACAAGGCCGCCCCAGCATGACAGAGCAAGGACAATCAGCCATGAAACTCCGGCAATGCTTTCTTTATCTTGCATACGTTTAGCCATATCACCTCCGGGTTAACGGGGTGCTGTGTGAGTTTGAAAGGATCAGGCCCATCGGGCTGATTTAACAACGAGCCGTATCGATGATGAATCCCGTGAGCCTGAAATGAAAAAGGCCACGCAAATGCGCAGCCTGTAATTGTCGTGGGTAATATTTTTAATTGTCGCCAGAGGATCACTGACGCTGGAAATCACCACAAGCGGTTGAAATCTGATCCACCAGATAGCAAAAAGCGCCGCAAGGTAGCGAGGTCATCAAGTGATTGTCTGGTGGCCGGTGCAGATCTCCGGCTTGAACCTATTCTGGTACTCCCGCGATTTACTAAAGCGACCTGGAGCGCATTAGCGGTCTTCGCTGATTTTCATCGCGTCGGCTTCACGCATCAGCCTGCGCATTCACCACAACGATAATGGCGCTCAGTGCATTTAAGCCAGGTCCCATAAGGGAAAGTGCCATTATCTGTTGCGCGCTCCGTTTCGTGGAGCAACGTCGTTTTGCGAAGGCGGAATTGACATGGAGTATTCAGGTAAAAAATGCCAGCCTCTGGAGGGGCTGGCAAAGGGATGTGACTTCGATTTTGTATTGGGCGTGATACACGGGTATCGGTATCACAACTACATTATAGACAATAAAAAAGCCCTGTATCTCTACAGGGCCCTGAAATCAGGACAGAAAGAATCGAACACCTAAGGTGTGTGGTGCCGGGTGCTTCCCGGAGAATCGGCCAGCGAACCGATCCGTGTGCTTACGATAAAAGATAGGAACCGCTGTACACTCCACCGCGTTGGGGATTCACCACGCAGGAAAAGTAACAAAAATCTTCACCCACCACACTCAAGATTTTGTCTAAATCTGGAAAATACAACTCGACGATATGACAGGGGTACTGATGCTCAGCATCTCGCGAATACCCCTGTCGTATCGCCGGAAAGCAAAAACCCCGCACTGGCGGGGCTCTCGTTATAATCAAATTGTCGCTTTTTGTCGCTGCCGAGTGGCGCAGCTCTGCCAAGCATGAATGGATTATCTGATTTTTTGGCCCATTTTCAACATCAAAAGGGATTTATAGCACTTTTTGTTAATCAGCCTGAATTCCCTTTCGTACCGACAGAAATGTTTTTGCTCTGAATATTTCCAGGCACCATCGCACGCGCTTGCGGGCTTCACCATCTGTTAGCCACGGAGCCACCAGCTGTAATTCCCGGGTTATGTCAGAGATTTTTTTACGTGTGGTGTAATAACTAACTCCTACCAGATAAACCGGATCCGCCGTTTCAAATGCGCCGAGAACACAGCGCTCTACGAATTCGGCATCATCATCATGAATAGCGGAATCTATCAGGCCGATGACAGGCTGAGGCCATAAAATCGCATGTGCTCGGTTTAAGGCTTGCTGGCCTCGATATCCCTCCTCCCTCGCCTGTTCTATCGCGGCAGTAAATCGTTCCAGCGCTTTATCTGACCAGCGGTCCCCTTTCAAACCTCGCCAGCAGGAGTGGCCTGTGGGCTTTCGGGGAGCTGTTCCCCCACGCATGCTCTCTCCCCATATTGTAAGTAGCGATTTAATCCAGGCAGACTGAATGCCATTCAGGGGCGTAAACCGGCCTAACCAGCTTTTGCGAGGCGCGGCGGCCACTGTTTCTAATCCTGCGCGCTGCAGCCGGCGTTGACGTGGTGTCATCATGCTCTTCTCCTTACGCCAGAACGCCGAGCGCATAGGCCCGGTCCAGCAATTTAATAATTAATTCCGGCTGACTGCCGTACTCACTCTCGAAAGCAACTGGATCGTGATGAAGCGTCCGGTGATGCTTACGGCAAAGAGGGATCGTAAAAATATCGTGTGCCTTGGTACCAACGCCGCCCTGCCCCCATCCGATAAGGTGATGCGCATCGTCGGCAGACTGACCGCAGCACATACATGGCTGAGTTTTTACCCAGGAAATAAAACCATCTGACACCCAGCGGATCCGCTTAGGTCTGGTGAATAAAGTGGCTGGTGCCACGGGATCAACAACCACTGGCACCTCTGGTTTTACCGGGGCTGGTGGTCCAGGATGCCTGGCAACCTTAGCAACAAGCGGGGAAAGAATGCTGGTGGCCGGCACCGATGGGACGATTTCGCTTTCTTTGTAGACTGACTGGAAAACCTCTTCTTTAAGCCGGAGGGAACGGCGCGCCATCTCTTCTGTGATTTCGTCCCCTATCCCAACGCTGACAGCCCACCAGCACAATTCAGCAAGTGACAGGGAGCGTTCAGGGTCAAATCCCAGTGCGATACGGGCAGCATCGATTATCAGATCTGCGTTATTGATACCTACCAGCCTATCAAGGGTTTGATCGGTCTGGTACTTCAGCTCGTTATCACAATGCCAGCATGCGACGATTGCCCCAGTTGAATGCCGGAACGTTACCAGCTCTGAATGGTGATAATCAGAATGTGGCCACTGGCAATGCTTAACCCTCTTAAGCAACCAGGATTCGAGACTATTCACACCACCAGCAGCCCTCACTACCCGCTCTTTCATAAAGAATGGTCGAATATCAGGATCATCTCGTAAAGGTTGCCCGACGTCAGGAATGCGCCCGCTTGGTAGAGCCTTCATTTTTTCTGGCAGAGTCTCCACCAGCACGCGCCCACCGCTGAATAAAGGCATCAACTCTTTCCCGGGTTTAAGCAACACAATTCCCAGGTGCCGGGCAACATCAACATTTAGTAATGCGCGCATCAGTCCCTCCACATTTTTTGTGTGTAGGTTCTGTTAATGCGCGGTGGCTTGCTGGATTCCGGCAACAGCACACGGAGTTCCCATGAGATAAAGTCGCTCGACAGGCTTTTCTCAACCGGACAATTCTTTTTCCGGTAGCGTTCCGCCAGTTCCAGAGCTTGAGACTCTGAAAGTTGTTCATGGAGAAACCAGCTTTTCTTCATGGGCGGGCCTCGTACACTCGCAGGAACTCCAGCGCCCGATCACGCGCCCCAGGTTCGTCAGCGATCATTTCCTGCAGCAGCTGCACGGCAAGTAATGGTTCCTTTCTTCCGACGACAGAAATCCCACGGGAAACACCGCGAGATAGTTTTATGAAGTTTTTTTTATGTAACGCACGAAGGTGCAAAGCGACAGCATTCGGTGAGCTAACGCCGAGAAGCCCGGCCAGTTCCTGAACGGTCGGCGGGTAGCCATGCTGATTGATATATGCCACCAGCAGATCAAAAACTTCCTGCTGTCGTGGTGTCAGGTTGTGGAATGAAGAAAGACCGGCACCATCAACATGATCGCCAGCCTGTTCCGCATCAGATATTAATTTTGTTTGCGCCATGGTTTCTCTCCGTGACGCAGCAGGTATAGGTTGTTCAGGCCTATGACGGGAGTGTAACAGAGCCCGGAGGAATCTGGTAACCCCCTCCGGTCTTTGCTCTTTCAATCATCTGCGAAAACAGCGAGAGAGTCCCCACGATCTCATCGGGCTGCAGAGGCATAAACGAAACAGTATCACCGCGACGGTACATTAAAGCGCGCTCACATACGGGAAAAGAGGTGAGACGGGCAACAATTAAACCGTCATCGCATCTGATTACTACATAGCCGGTGTTCGGCATTTGTTGTTTTTTAGCCACAGCAAAATCCTCAAAATAAACCAGGTCAGCCACTGGACCTCTACTCAATAGAACCAGTCGTCAGCACTTTCCCAGGTATCCTGAAGGATTTGCTCCACCCGCTTTTTGTCCCCATCCATCCCACCAAGCACACTCAGACCATCAGTACCGGTTCGGCGAATGATAAAACTGCGGTTGTTAAAGTTTTGGTCATGTCGCCGCAGCAACTCTTTCTCTAATGCCGGGACAGCGCCATCTGGTAGCTTTTTGCGACGATCAATTGTGATTTCCACTTTCATAATTAGCCCCTTATGCAAATACTGTATAAATAAACAGTATACCTGAAGAATGAAATGGTCAAGACATTAAAGGCACTTCTTGCCAACTCCATGCCTATGTTTAGATTGATCTTTTGCTGAAAACCAAAAAACCCGCCGAAGCGGGTTTTTACATGCAACCATACCATTTTGCTCTGTCATTTTTTGCAAAATTGAACAGTAGAAGGTTCTGTAGCTTTAGAGTCAGAGCGTTTAGATGAGACGACTACCCATGGCTATGTTGCATTGATGCCATACTACGTAGTGAGCTAACCCGTAAGGCATTAACTAACCACTTATTATGGCTACATCGATTACTTATTTCAGAAATTTGTTATACACGAAGAACTCTCTATCTCGCACAAATCCATTACGCTCATACAACGCCTGTGCAGGGATATTATCTGTAGCGGTACTAAGCATGATAAAAGCCGAATCGCTCTCCTTCGCCAGTTGCTCAGCACGGGATATTAGTTTCTGTGCAACACCATGCTTCCTAGCTGACTCATCAACGAAAAGGTCATAAAGCAACCAGATACGTTTCATCTCGAGAGAGCAAAACAAAGGATAGAGTTGCGCAAAGCCGACCGCTTTCCCATCAACATCGGCGTAAAAAATCACGGACTCATTAAGCTGAAGGCGCTTGAGAATAAAATCTCTGGCCTGGGACGCGTTTTCCTCGACCTTGTAGAAACGACGGTAACCGAGATACAAAGGAAGGATAGTTTCCACATCATGTGGTTGAGCTTGATAAATTTTCATACAAAAAACCCTATTACAACTGAGCTTATAATTGTATTACAAATAATTTGCTTGGTTTATCCTTTTGTGGGTTTATGACCATTTTTACTCCCCCATACACATGTTTGGATTATTTTCCTCCATAAAAAGACCAACTCACCGAAGCGGGCCTTACCATGCCACAATGTCCATTGTCGGCAGATTAGTCCCCATTAACGCCTCAGCGAACGGCGGCGGCACATCGTTACCGCAGCACGATACTTCAGCTAAGAGTCCATTACTTCAACTCCTGCGCGTCTATTACCCTGTGCCGCTTCAATTCACATAATGCGCTTAGTACCTGGGCAAACTCTTCGACTTCCTGTTTCGAGCCTAATTCATTCATCACTATCAGTTGCCTATTCACTAGTTATGGTTGATTTGGTCATGGTTGACTCCAGTTATCTTCAATCTCCACGCCTAAGCGGTGCAACCAGTCGGCAAGCTTCAGCATCGACTCGCGATCGCTAAGCACTTCCGGAAAATCTTTCAGTTCGATAGCCGAATTAAAGCGCCCAAAACTATCGCGCTCTATCGTCAGGAATTGCTCCAGAACAGTTTGCTGGGAGCGGCTGCTATGCCGCACCGAGTAAACTGATTTGGAGTCTTTGGCTTTAGGATCGTAGCGATACTCAATTAGTATCATCTGGCTTCTGCTGCGGTCAGTTCCTCGCCACATCACTCAGCCTCGACCTTGATGCCGATGGCAGCTGTGCACACATAAACGATCACGCCATCCTCTGGGCGCTTGCGCGGCAAAAAGATGCCAGTTCGCGGCCACAACGCAATAAAGCGAGATTAACTGTTTTCAAGACGGCGAAATGCTTTCTCGCTCATCACACCGACCGGGCGAAGATGCCGATGTTCACGCTCCAGCTCGGCAACGCGCTTTTCTGCTGCTTTGCGCTTACGATACTGAGCTTTGCGGCTGGCCTTGAAGTGATGCATAGCCAGTTCAGCCATGTAGAGTTGGTGGTCTGCGTTAGCTAGCCGTTGACGAACCTCATCATTCTCCAGTTCATCATTCCGCTGCTGCGCCATATCCAGCGCCTCTACCAGCGCATCAAGGTCTACTAGCTTTACAAACGTAATATCGTCGCCAAACTCTTTTACATGGGCTGAGCGGCGTTTGAGACTGGCTAAAAGTCGGGTGATATCAGTCATGCTGCGAACTCCCCACCTTTCGAACGTTGTGCCTGCAGCAATTGTTCGAACCTCATTCTGATCGGGTTACCGCAGCCAAACGGCATATCGTTTACTCTCCACATTGGGGAACCGTTTTTAGTGCCCGTCTGGACAATCCGTCCGGTACCCGCCAGTTGCCTAACCTGCCCACTGACAGAGCTGCCACTACGCCCCATTGCTCTAGCTATTTCGCCGGACGTCATATCCGGATTAGCCCTGAGGAACTCAAAAGCGGTTATTTCATTGCGATATTTGGATTTGATTTTTTTGGTCATGGTCAAAACTCGTTTACCTGGTTAAACCTGCCGCTTTGCGGCGTTTGTACTCTTCCATCAGAAGCTGTGCTGGTGTTGGCCCTGCCGGATGTCGCGGCGCTTCAAGCTGTCGGCGAATCGGTGGGATCGAGAATCCATTAGCCAGATGCTTCGTCCACTTCGTGAGTAATTTTTCTGCCAGTTTTTTTAGTTCCCCCTCTGTGAGGTTTCGCTCAACTCCAGTTCTGCGCATCTCAACGCAGATGTGATACAGCACGTCCTGTTTCCAGGGGTATCTGTCGCTACCCGAATAGCGATAAGACTCATTGCGCCAGCGCTTGTATTCAGCCATCACAGCTTCGGATGTCAGGTTGAATGGGTTGGCTCCACTCGCCGAAACCAGCGCTACGAATTCAGCCAGATCCGGTGGCCATGTGTTACCCGCGGCGCAGCGCTCCATGCACTGACGGCAGACCAGGGTAATCTGGGCATCACTCATCGATCCAATCTGGGCAATCCACATATCCGATGGCGCCGCCCCGTTCTTCTGGGTCCACCGGTTCGAGAATATCTCTCCCATGACCGTCCATAGCCGCCATGCCGTATCCGCCGCCAGCAAGTCCGCGTTGCTTCTCCCAGAGCTCTCTGGCTTCCTGAATTTGCTGGACTGCCCGGGATGCGGTGTTAACTGATTGAATTCTTGCATTGCCGTTACCTCCGGTTGCTGGGTGTGGTTTGGATTTGGCTCTGGCATTTATCACGCTGCGGGCAAATTTCTGCTCCCACTGAACCTGAGTGAACACTTTCCCCTCGGATTTCCAGTACGCGGTGAACTCTGCCAGCTCTGTCGGCAGGTATGCCGGTTCGGGAAGCGCTATTCCCCAGGTAGCAGCCAGTCTCGGCCAGTCCTGTGATGGCAGCCAAAGGTCGTGCATAGTGAATTTCCCGATCGGAATATCCAGACCTTGCAAATACTGAGGTTCCTGAAAAACATTTCCCTTGTGCGCGTAGAGAGTGGGGTTTGATCCTTTTCCCTTCCCTTCCATTCCTTTTCCGTCAGTGAGTCCTCCATGAGGATTCACTGAGTCCTCATGGAGGACTCCTTGATTAGGTGCTCTCTTTTCTTCCTTTCCAGCCTTAGCCTCAGTGAATTCTGGCGGAAGAGGTATTTTTGAGGCCGAAGGCCTGTTTATTTTTTGATGCTTAAGGAAACCTTTAATCTGCAAATAGCAGACATCATTCACTGAATACTCAGTGAGTAATCCATGAGTAATCAGTTCCTGTATTAGTGGTTCGCAATCGAGCGCATCCGCAGGGAAGATTTGCATCTTCAACCGTTTTGGCGAACGCTCAAGGCATCCCATGTCGTTGGCGAAGTTGAACAACCCGATAAACAGGAGACGCGCTGGAATTGAACATTCCACCACCTTCTCATCTGTCCAGAATTCAGGTTTAACTGTTCTGATGCGGGCCATCTGAAACCTCTTATTAACCAGCTGGTGCTGGTGGTCATTGTCAAAACTCGATTAGAAAAACTGCGGCGCTACGGCGCTGATACTCGCCAGTAGTGGTCCCGCCGCATCTGCAGGGAGCATGTTAAAAAGTGCAATTGCAGCTTCCCGTATTTCACGCTCTAGCTTCTGCAGAGGTGCGCCAAGTAACTTGGCCTGGTGCGCTTCGCTGCATTCTTTGATTGCATTGGCCACCAGCTCGGTTTCAGTTAAGCCACGTTTTAGGCCATGTTTGCGCGCGATCTCTATCGGCATTGCATCAGCGATCGCCGCCGAAAGCTGGATGACATAACTGGTGTACTTCTCTGAACCGCCCTCGTTTTTAAGGTAGCGATACAGATTTTGTTTATTGACGCTGATACCGCGCCCGTTTTGTTTCTCCCACTGTTCGGCCACCAGCTGCGCGACGTGGTCTTGCGCACGCCCAGGTAATGAGGACTCCCATTCCTGAACGGCGGCCAAAATGGCTCGGCATTTCTTGCCGTCACGCCGACGGGGCAAATACTGATTTTCCGTTTTCAGTTGCATACTCATCACCGGAGTATGATTTTCAAAAGAGATGGTTTGCATGGTCACTCCTTAGGTATTCCATCCGTTGGATTCGGATATAGATCAGGACGTAATTCATGAGGCGTAACGCCCGTTGCATTAAAAACCTGTAAAACTCGCGATGAAGGCACAATACCTTTTGTTTTCCACTGACTTACTGCCATGCCGCTTACTCCAAGCGTTGATGCTAATTTATTGGCTGAGCCAGCTACTCGAATTGCGTTATCAAGGGCTGTCATATCTATCTCCTCGTTAAGTTAGGCATAATAAAGCATAGGTTTATATTCAATGCAAATTTTTAATTTATTGTGGCTATAAACTAAACCTTTACAATGGGCTTATGAAAAACACTGAAGAACTCAACAACCAACTGATTGCTCGTTTGGAAGAAATTACTCAAAGAGGGATCAGCAAGGCGGATATGGCTCGCATTGCTGGAGTTACACCTCAAGCGGTGAATGGGTGGTTTAAGAAAGGAGTAATCAGTAAAAAGTCCGCAATTGCCCTCGCGGAAGCTGCCAATGTGTCTGTAACTTGGTTGCTTGGAGAGAAGGTATCTGAAGATTCAGGCCTCAAGCCAAATGAGAGCAAAATGTTACGCCTGTTTAGGCAGTTACCTGAGGCAGAACAAGAGAGAATGATCGATACTTTTGAAGTCCGCCTAAAAGAAATCGATGATTATGTTGAGAAATATCTTCGTGGTCGATTTAAGGCTAGAGACACTAACTAACATCTCTGATCTCACCCCATGAAACCGGCAAATGCCGGTTTTTTTTTGCCTGCCGCACAGCCTCAATCAATCCAACAGCTCCCCTGTCTCGATTAAAGCAAAAGTTTGCATCAGTATAAATCCAATGTTGACATAAAACATAAACCAATGCTTTAATCATTCCATCGCAGCAAGTCATCGAGGCAGGAAGCCCACGTAGTAGCTGCCGGCGGCATACGAAACACC